ACTAAACCAGTTAGGTTAGCAGTACTTATCAATCCTCCAGGAAGTGCTGTAGCAGTAATCGATGAGAGATAGCCAGCTGTTCCAAGGCCAATCACCGTCGATGCAAGTTGTGTGGCAAAATAGTTTGTACTTACTAAACCAGTCAAGTTTGCCGTTGACACTAAGTTAGTTAGATTTGCTGTACTGACTAGACCTGTTCCAGTAATAGTGCCACCAGGAGTATACCCTACAATTGTGGAGGCATAGATGATGCCAACACTGAGACTATTCATCACCGTATTTGGCAGGAAGAGGTAGCCACTTCCAGTGCCAAAGGTCAAACTGCTTGTAGTTAATGATGAAACTGAGATATTCGAGCTATAGAAGTTTTGGCTTAGTGCAGTCGAGAAGGAGGAAATACTAGCACCAAGTGTTGCTGTGCTTACATATCCAGCAGTACCAAGACCTACTACAGTTGAACCAAGCTGTGTTGCCAAGTAGCTAGTACTTACTAAGTTGGTTAGATTTGCGGTTGATATATGATTCGCAAGATTGGCAGTTGATACTAAACCAGATAGGTTAGCAGTTGATACCAAACCTGTTAGGTTAGCAGTACTTATCAATCCTCCAGGAAGTGTTGTAGCAGTAATGGATGAGAGATAGCCAGCTGTTCCAAGGCCAATTACCGTCGATGCAAGTTGTGTGGCAAAATAGCTTGTACTTACTAAACCAGTTAAGTTAGCGGTTGACACTAAGTTGGTAAGGTTTGCTGTAGAGACTAGACCAGTTAGATTAGCAGTGCTTATTAACCCTGCAGGCAGTACTGTTGCTGTAGCTGAAGATAAATAGCCCGCAGTACCAAGACCAATTACCGTTGAGGCAAGTTGGCTTGCAAAATAGCTTGTGCTCACTAAATTAGTTAGATTTGCTGTTGAGATATGATTAGTTAGATTTGCTGTCGAGACTAGTCCAGTTAGATTTGCTGTCGAGACTAATCCAGTTAGATTGGCAGTGCTTATTAACCCTCCAGGAAGTGTCGTTGCTGTAGCTGAAGATAGATAGCCAGCTGTTCCAAGTCCAATTACAGTGGAAGCAAGTTGTGAGGCAAAATAGCTTGTACTGACTAGATTGGTTAGATTCGCGGTTGACACTAAGTTGGTTAGATTTGCGGTTGACACTAAGTTGGTTAGATTTGCTGTACTTACTAGACCTGTTCCAGTAATAGTACCACCAGGAGTATACCCTACAATTGTAGAGGCATAGAGGATACCAACACTGAGGCTGTTCATCACTGTATTCGGCAAGAAGAGATAGCCACTTCCAGTGCCAAATGTCAGACTGCTTGTTGTGAGTGATGAAACTGAGATATTAGAACTATAGAAATTTTGGCTTAGTGCTGTTGAGAAAGAAGAGATACTGGCACCAAGTGTTGCAGTGCTTACATAGCCAGAAGTACCAAGCCCTACAACAGTGGAACCAAATTGTGTAGCCAGGTAGCTTGTACTTACTAAGTTAACAAGATTCGCAGTTGAGACAAGACCACTTAGATTGGCAGTACTTATCAATCCTCCAGGAATCACCGCAGCAGTAGCTGAAGATAGATAGCCAGCGGTTCCAAGTCCAATTACAGTGGACGCCAGCTGTGAGGCTAAATAGCTTGTACTTACAAGATTGGTTAGGTTAGCAGTAGAAACATGTCCTGTTAAGTTAGCAGTGCTTATCAATCCTCCAGGAATCACCGCAGCAGTAGCTGATGACAGATAGCCAGCGGTTCCAAGGCCAATCACTGTGGACGCCAGCTGTGAAGCAAAATAGCTTGTACTGACTAGATTGGTTAGATTAGCAGTTGATACCAATCCTACTAAATTAGCGGTGCTTATCAATCCTCCAGGAATTACTGCGGCAGTAGCTGAAGATAGATAACCAGCTGTTCCAAGGCCAATCACTGTGGACGCCAGCTGTGAAGCAAAATAGCTTGTACTGACTAGATTGGTTAGATTAGCAGTTGATACCAATCCTCCAGGAATCACAGCAGCTGTAGCTGAAGATAGATAACCAGCTGTTCCAAGACCAATCACTGTTGAAGCCAGCTGTGAAGCAAAATAGCTTGTACTGACTAGATTTATAAGGTTAGCAGTAGAAACATGCCCTGTTAAGTTAGCAGTTGATACCAATCCTCCAGGAATTACTGCGGCAGTAGCTGAAGATAGATAGCCAGCTGTTCCAAGACCAATCACTGTGGATGCCAGCTGTGAAGCAAAATAACTTGTACTCACTAGATTGGTTAGGTTAGCAGTTGATACCAATCCAACTAAGTTAGCAGTTGATACCAATCCTCCAGGAATTACTGCGGCAGTAGCTGAAGATAGATAGCCAGCTGTTCCAAGACCAATGACTGTGGACGCCAGCTGTGAGGCAAAATAACTTGTACTCACTAAGTTTGTTAGATTGGCAGTAGAAACATGCCCTGTTAAGTTAGCAGTTGATACCAATCCAACTAAGTTAGCAGTTGATACCAATCCTCCAGGAATTACTGCGGCAGTAGCTGAAGATAGATAGCCAGCTGTTCCAAGACCAATTACTGTAGAGGCAAGCTGAGAAGCAAAATAGTTTGTACTCACTAAGTTGGTTAAGTTAGCAGTAGAAACATGCCCTGTTAAGTTAGCAGTTGATACCAAACCACCAGGAATCACTGCAGCAGTAGCTGATGACAAATAGCCAGCAGTTCCAAGACCAATTACAGTGGACGCAAGCTGAGAGGCAAAATAGCTTGTACTTACTAAGTTGGTTAAGTTAGCAGTACTTACCAAACCTCCAGGAATCACTGCAGCAGTAGCTGATGACAGATAGCCAGCGGTTCCAAGGCCAATCACTGTGGACGCCAGCTGTGAAGCAAAATAGCTTGTACTGACAAGATTGGTTAAGTTAGCAGTACTTACTAAACCTCCAGGAATTACTGCAGTTACAGTAGTCGAAGATAGATAGCCAGCTGTGCCAAGACCAATTACAGTAGACGCAAGCTGAGAGGCAAAATAGCTTGTACTCACTAAGTTGGTTAAGTTAGCAGTACTTACCAAACCTCCAGGAATCACAGCAGTTACAGTAGCCGAAGAAAGATAGCCAACTGTTCCAAGACCAATCACTGTAGACGTCAGCTGTGAGGCAAAATAGCTTGTACTGACAAGATTGGTTAAGTTAGCAGTTGATACTAAACCACCAGGAATCACTGCAGTTACAGTAGCCGATGATAGATAGCCAGCTGTTCCAAGACCAATCACTGTAGACGTCAGCTGAGAAGCAAAATAGTTTGTACTCACTAAGTTGGTAAGATTGGCAGTTGATACCAAACCTCCAGGAATCACAGCAGTTACAGTAGCCGAAGATAGATAGCCAGCTGTTCCAAGGCCAATTAGAGTGGATGTAAGTTGAGTATCAAAATAGTTTGTACTCACTAAATTGGTTAAGTTAGCAGTTGATACCAAACCTCCAGGAATCACAGCAGTAACAGTAGCTGATGATAGATAGCCAGCTGTTCCAAGACCAATCAAGGTTGATGTTAGTTGAGTATCAAAATAGCTTGTACTCACTAAATTGGTAAGATTGGCAGTACTTACCAAACCTCCAGGAATCACAGCAGTTACAGTAGCCGATGATAGATAGCCAGCTGTTCCAAGACCAATCAAGGTTGATGTTAGTTGAGTATCAAAATAGTTTGTACTCACTAAGTTGGTAAGATTGGCAGTACTTACTAAACCTCCAGGAAGTGCTGTAACAGTAACCGATGATAAATAGCCAGCTGTTCCAAGACCAATTATAGTCGATGTTAGTTGAGTATCAAAATAGTTTGTACTCACTAAGTTGGTAAGATTGGCAGTACTTACCAAACCTCCAGGAAGTGCTGTAGCTGTAGCCGAAGAAAGATAGCCAGCTGTACCAAGACCAATTAGAGTCGATGTCAGTTGCGTATCAAAATAGCTTGTACTCACTAAGTTTGTAAGATTGGCAGTACTTACCAAACCTCCAGGAAGTGCTGTAGCTGTAGCCGAAGAAAGATAGCCAGCTGTTCCAAGGCCAATTAGAGTCGATGTTAGTTTAGCATCAAAATAGTTTGTACTCACTAAGTTTGTAAGATTGGCAGTACTTACCAAACCTCCAGGAATTAGAGTAGCCGATGATAGATAACCAGCTGTACCAAGACCAATCACCGTTGAAGTAAGCTGAGAGGTAAAATAGCTTGTACTTACTAATCCTCCAGGAATAACAGTTGCACTTGAAAGATATCCAACAGTTCCTAATCCAATTACAGTGGATGTAAGATTTTCAGAACTAAGTGTAATCTGTGTGGTACCTGTATAAAAACTTCCATTGTATAGATGAATATTTGAATAATTCATCGTAAGTGTATCTTGTAGAATTATAGTACTTCCACCAAGTGTCTGTGCATCTATGGCTCCTAAAATATTAAGATTTCCTATAGAATTTAATGAATCAAGAGGTATTGTCTGAATTCCATAAACACTAGCAGCTAAAGTACCTGTAATATTCTGTGCATTAAGGTTCTGAATATAAGTACCATCTCCGTGAAATACTGTTTGCCCTACAATACCAATATCTACAGCATCTACATTTTGCGAATGTAGTGTATTTGCAAAAAAGGTGCCATTCACCGTACCAGATGAAAGAAAAATTTGTCCAGCTGAAATTGTATTTATTTGTAAATAATTATATTGTGTCGTGGAGAGAGTTGTTGATAAATAACCAGCAGTTCCAAGTCCAATTACAGTTGAAGTGAGTTGACTAGCAAAATAAGAGGTACTTACAAAATTTAGAAGGTTTGCTGTTGATATAATATTTGAAAATCCAAGAGAAGAGATATAACCCGCAGTACCCAATCCTATTACAGTAGAACCAATAGGAGAGCCTAGATTTATAGTTGAAATATATCCAGCTGTACCAAGGCCTACTACAGTTGATGTTAATTGACTTGTAAGATACGATGTAGATACTAAATTTACAAGATTCGCAGTTGATACATGATCCGCAAGATTTGCTGTTGAGATTATTCCTGATAAGTTAGCACTTGAGATTAAGCCTGATAAATTAGCAGTGGATACTATATTTGTCAAGTTCGCAGTTGATACTATATTAGTAAGATTTGCGGTACTTACTAAATTCGTCAAGTTTGCTGTACTAACCATATTCGCAAGAGCAGGGCTAGATACATATCCAGCAGTACCTAGGCCAGCAACACTAGATGTAAGAGAATCAATAAAATAATTTGTACTTACAAGTCCAGCAAGATTTGCTGTGCTAACTAAATTCGCAAGTGCAGGGCTTGATATATATCCAGCTGTACCTAACCCAGCAACAGTGGACGTGATATCACTTAATCGAATTGTGCCCTGAATTGTTGAGCCATTTAGATAAAGTGTTCCAGAACTAACTGTTAAAAATCCAATTCCACTTGTTGCCGAATCAATAAAATTTAGACTTGATACATATACATTTCCTGCGCTGATACTTTGTGTTGAGAGACCTCTAGGATTAAGAAACACATTTGAAGCAATACCAATCATAATATTATCACCATATGCATAGACCGTAGATACACTGCTAAATGAATAAGCATAATTATATACTTTTATATCACCAATTGCTGTAGATAAAGTTGATAGACCTGATGTTACAATTGTGCTCAGTGTACAAATACCACCAATGACTGATTGAGCTCCACCATCTTGTCCAAGAAATGTTGAAATTGATGATAATCCACTCGGAAGTATACCTGTCAGAGAACTAATTGCATTAATCGACGGAATTGTTAAAGGGTCAATAAATGCAGCTTCACCATTTATACCGGTTGTCAGTATATACTCAGGTTGAATTGGCACATTAGAGTTGGGCGATGCAGCAAATATGCGTCGCAAAGTAATAATATCCGTGTCATAAGTCTTGTGCTGACTCATTGTGGACACCCCTACTCTGGATTCATTTTATTTAGAAATTATTTACCGTGATAAATTCTGAAGAATCGTTGAAAAACTATCGAATTGTGATTGTAAATTGATAAATTGAATGGCTTGTGCCTGATTTGTCGAAATTTGCTGGTCAATAAAGGCATTTTGTCCAACAATTGTAGAGTTCTGTTGGTCAAGAAGACTTGCCATATATTGAGTGGCTCCAAAATGCGCCATTTGAATTTGTTCAAAATTAACATAATAGATTGTACTGAAACCCTCCATAGATGTCTTATTTAGAAAGACTGATTTAGGAAATATTGTACTGATTTCATCGGCAATAAATCCGAGTTGATGTTTATCCTGTTTAGCCTGAGAAAATGAGCTTACAAAACCAAAATGATGTAGAGGTGTGTCGCGAAGCGTTGAATAACAGAGTTCTAGATTTGCATTTGTTATATCTGTTTTAATGCGACGGTCAGACGTAGTCGTCCAACCATTGTCAGCGTAACCAGTGCCAGTTATATGTATACTCCCACTTACATCTAAAGGATATACAGGATTATTACAGTTTATTCCAACATATTCACCAGTTGGAGCTATATTAAAACCAGCATTTCCAGGCACTGCAAATTGAAGTCCGCCTAAATTAATTTGTGTAATGGCATTTACAGTACCATTTATATTTAAGTCATTATTAATATATGCAGATCCATTTATATCTAGCGCATAACTTGGAGTATTACAATTGACGCCAATTCTTGTTATAGCAAGAATATTTCCAATCGAATTTATACCTCCAATCGAATTTATAGCTCCCTCTGCATTTATATTTCCCGCTGCATTTATATTTCCATATGTACATATATTTCCAATCGAACTTATAAATCCACTTGTGTGTATATCCCCATTTACATCAAGCGTATACTGAGGAGCATTTGAGTTTATTCCTAAATTGGGCTTTAGAGTGAAACCATAACCATTTGCAAAAATATCAAATCCACCACTTATAATTGGTGTCCAGGTTAGTCCATCTGTACTTGTTTGAATATTATATAGAGCACCTCTTGTATCAGAATTACCAGTTACCACCCAATATGAGCCATTCCATAGGACAGAAACTCCAAAACCATTATATCCACCGTCACTTTGAAATCCACCACTTGTAATTGGTGTCCAGGTAAGTCCATCTGTACTTCTTTGAATTGTATAGGTAGAACCTCTTGAATCATTACCAGTCGCAACCCAATACGAGCCATTCCATCCTACGCCACCAAAATTTTGCCCATTGAATCCGCCACTATCGATTGGTACCCAGTCAAGTCCATTTGTACTTTTTTGAATTGTATAGGTAGAACCTCTTGAATCAAGACCAGTCGCAATCCAGTATGAACCATTCCACGCAATATCAATTGCAAAAATATCAAATCCACCACTTATAATTGGTGTCCAGGTAAGTCCATCTGTACTTGTTTGAATATTATATAAAGCACCTCTTGAATCTTGACCACCTGCAAGCCAATATGAACCATTCCAACTAGCATTAAAAGCACTGTATTGACTATTGAAATTAAATCCACCACTTGTGATTGGTGACCAGTTAAGTCCATCTGTACTTTGTTGAATAGTATACGTAGGACCACTTGAAGTATACCCAGTCGCTATCCAATATGAACCATTCCATATTATAGATGATGCACCTTGATTAAATCCACCACTTGTGATTGGTGACCAGTTAAGTCCATCTGTACTTTGTTGAATTGTGTAGAGAGTCCTTGAATCTATACCAACAGAAATCCAATATGAACCATTAAAGTATGCCCCTGTTCCAGAAATATTAAATCCACCACTTCTAATTGGTGTCCAGTGAAGTCCATCTTTTGTCGTTTGAATAGTATAAGTGCTCCCCCCTGAACTATTAGAACCTAATGCTATCCCAAATAAATAAGAATTTATATATATATTTGTATTTGAATTCGTGAGAACGCCAGCGGTACCGAGGCCAACTACAGTCGAGCCGAGTTGAGTTGCCAAATAGCTTGTGCTCACTAAATTTGTTAGATTGGCTGTGGAAACAAGATCTATTAGATTGGCTGTACTTATTAAGCCTTCAGGCAGGATAGCAGCTGTAGCAGCAGACAGATAGCCAGCTGTACCAAGACCAATTAGAGTGGAGCCGAGTTGAGTCTCCAAATAGCTTGTACTCACTAAATTTATTAGATTAGCTGTGCTTATTAATCCTTCAGGCAGGAAAGTAGCTGTAGCAGAAGAGAGATAACCAGCGGTACCGAGGCCAATTACAGTGGAGCCGAGCTGAGTGGCCAAATAGCTTGTACTGATTAAGTTAGTTAAGTTAGCAGTACTTATCAATCCTCCAGGTATCACTGCCGCTGTAGCAGAAGAGAGATAGCCAGCAGTACCGAGACCAATTACAGTTGAACCGAGTTGAGTGGCCAAATAGCTTGTACTGATTAAGTTGGTTAGATTGGCTGTAGAAACATGGCCTATTAGATTAGCTGTACTTATTAATCCTGAAGGTAGCGTAGCGGATATGGCAGAAGAGAGATAGCCAGCAGTACCGAGACCAATTATGGTTGAACCGAGTTGAGTGGCCAAATAGCTTGTACTGATTAAGTTGGTTAGATTAGCTGTAGAAACATGGCCTATTAGATTAGCTGTACTTATTAATCCTGAAGGTAGTGCAGCGGATGTAACAGAAGAGAGATAGCCAGCAGTACCGAGACCTATTACAGTGGATGTAATATTATTTATATTTACAATATTTGTAGTATTTAATTGTAAATTTCCATTTGTAACCGCAAGTAGATTTTTAACACTTGTGGCTGTATCAACAAATGTTATACTTGAGGTTCCAACATTTGCAGTACTAAAAAAAATCGTTGAAAAATATTCTGGACTTAAGATTTGGTATTGAACATTTACAATATTTGTACTTCCATTAACAATACTTAATGTCGATACACTACTTATATTATATTGATATGTACTAGTATTATACGTATAATACACGGTTCCTGACCCTACAGGAGTTCCATTAAAAGCAAAGATACCATTTGTTACAGTTAAATTATTTTTTGTTTGATTCGCTGAATCTATGATTGCTAAAGTGTTTCCAGTAATTGTTCCATTTATACTACTTACATATCCAGCAGTCCCAAGACCTACTATAGTAGAGCCAAATTGAGTGGCCAAATAGGAAGTACTCACTAAATTTATAAGATTAGCGGTACTAATAAGACCTGTTAAATTCGCAGTCGATACTAAATCAGGAGGAAGTGTAGTAATACCAGCTGAAGAGATATATCCAGCAGTGCCAAGGCCAATTACAGTTGAAGCTAGTTGACTCGTAAAGTATGATGTACTTACTAAGTTAGTTAAGTTTGCAGTTGATACTAATCCGCCAGGAATCACTGATATTCCACCTGTTGCAGACGAAAGGTAGCCTGCTGTTCCAAGGCCAATAACTGTACTTGCTAGATTATCGGATGTTATACCTCCACCACTACCTGTGGCCGTAATTCTAACTATTCCAGTTCCACTTGTCGGATTTAATAAAATATTCGCACCTGCTAGAATTTGTGTAACTCCAGCCAATCCAGCAACACTTGTCGATACGCTGCTCGGAATATATTGATAAATAAGTGTACTCAGATTTTGAGCACTGTTTGTAGAAATTACTGTAATCACTGCTGAAAGAGTACTTGGACCTATGGCCCCAATAGCAGGGACACTCAACGGATCTACATATGATGCTTCACCATGTGTCATAGTAGCTAAAATATTTCCTGATGGAATCGGAGTATTCGTACCAGGTGTAACAGCAAATATACGACGCAGAGTAATTATATCTGTGTCGTATGTTTTTCTCGATGACATCTCCTCCTATAAACAAAGTTTTTATCTTGATACTAAAGTACCCACTGCAGTTGAGAGATTAAGTATATCTGTTTTGAGTGACTCAATATTGGCATTCTGACCAACAATCGTTGAGTTCTGTTGTTCAAGAAGACTTGCCATATATTTAGTTGCGCCAAAATGCGACATTTGAATCTGTTCATAATTAACAACACTTATTGTACTAAATTCACCTACTGATACAGGACGTGTGTGAACAGATTTAGGAAAAAGTGTACTTAATTCATCGGCAATAAATCCAATCTGATTTTTATCGATTTTATCTTCACAAAATCCTGGAATAAAACTGAATGAGCGCAGAGGTAAATCAAGTATATTTGAATAACAGAGTTCAAGACTTGCACTACTTATATTTGTTTTAATACGTCTATCTGATGTATATGTGACTCCATTTGCCAAGAGAGCAATGCTAGCATTAATTTCACCACCTACATCCAATTGAAATAACGGGTTTGTCTTATTTATACCTACAAAATTTCCCACAGCAATACTATTTATACTACTAACACTATCATGTGTTCCTGAATTATTAATTGTGAGTGTATTATTAATTACAAGCGCATTACTTAATGGAAGTAATTGATTACCAGGTTTAATATAGAGTGGGATTGATTGAGGTAAGATGACAAGGTTTGATTGTTGATACGAATAGGTTGTATTAGATGAATAGGCAATTCCAAAACCAGATGATAATTGAAACCCAGATACTGGACTCCAATCGCTCAAACTAGTTGCTTTCAAAATTGTATTACTACCAGTATTTCCAAGGGCAAACCAACTTGTACCATCCCACATAAGTCCTCTTACAGCATCAGTTGTAATTCCAGTATTTGCTGTCCAATTCATTCCATCCGTGCTATATAAAATAGTGTGTGCTGTTCCTCCTACTCCTGCAACAAAATAGGTTCCATTCCAAATAACAGAAAGGACTGTTGTAGGTGTTCCAGGTATAGGATTTACATTAACTGTAGTTATATTTCCATCTGAATCAATTGTGCCATATTGAATTGGTCTATTTCCACCTTGCTTTGTACCTACAATAATCAAAAAAACTCCATTCCATGCCATTCCATAGATTATAGTTAAATTAGAAACAGCACCTGCTCCTGCCCAGGAAAGACCTGTATCACTCCTTGTTATAGCATTTGACCCGCCACCACTGTCTCCTCCTACAAACCAATATTTTCCATTCCAGATTACACATCTAGCATCGGTTGGACCTGATATACTATCAAATCCTGTCCATGTTGTACCATCTGAACTATATTGAATAATACTAGTACCAGATCCAACTGCAATCCAAAGACTTCCATTCCACGCAACTGCTATACCACCACCTGATGCTGGATTTGTGTAAAACCCACCTTGTGTTGCATTTCTAAAATTGTTTCCATCGTAACTGTATTGGATTGGATTTTCTCCATAGCCAACTGCGACCCACATTGAACCATTAAATGCTATACCACGTCCACCATATCCTTCTCCTGTAGCAAATCCACCCGATGCTGCATATGAATTAAAATTCTGGCCATCGGTGCTTCTTATAATTGTATGGGTAGAATCTGATCTATCCTCTCCTACAGCTATCCATAGATTACATGTTGAGTTTGGAATATTTACATTGGATATAACCAGAGTACTTAAATAACCAGCTGTGCCTAATCCTACCACTGTAGATGTTAAACGAGATGTTAAATAGGTTGTACTCACTAAATTTGTTAGATTTGCAGTACTCACCAATCCACCTGGAAGCCTGACACTACCTCCAGTGATTGCTGAACCATTGAGTTGCAGAGTTCCACCATTTACGGCTAAAAGTTGTACTGTATTCAATGTGGTATCAATAAAATTAATGGACGATGTAAAGACTGTACCTGTACTTAGACTCTTGCTATTGAGTGAACTAAGGTAGCCTACGGTTCCAAAACCTACAACCGTTGAACCAAGTTGACTCGCCAGATATGAAGTACTAACTAAATTTACCAAATTTGCAGTACTGACTAACCCAGTAGCATTAATTGATCCACCGCTATTTACACTGCTAATATATCCAGCAGTTCCAAGACCTATCACTGTACTTGTAAGAAAACTTGTATTTACATTGACTGTTACATCACCCTGTGTTCCACCACCTGAGCCTGTTGGACCTAATACAATATTACTACCTGCTTGGATAGAGTTTACAAGAGAAGCTCCGCCTATAATTCTCACGCCATTCAAATATAATGCACCATTTTCAGAATAGAGATTTTTTTGTAGCTTACTATATGTATCAATTAATGTAAAACTTGATGTTGTCACATTTGTTGTACTTACAATCTGCGTAGTCAGATTCGATGTTACAAGTGTACTCGCATTTAATCCAATATAGACTGTATTATTTAGATAATCTGGTGTAAGACTAATTTGCCCTGTTCCAGCCAATGTAAGAATTGAAGAGTAATTATTTGCGTTGAGTGTAGTTGCTCCATCAAGTGAAGAAATAAGTGAAGCTGGTTTTGTAGGTGTAGAGAGGTTCGGAAACACCTTCAGACTTTGGAAACTATTCAGTGTTGTACTAATTGGCTGACCATTTGCCGTAAAGGTCAGCGTATTTGTGACTGGATTTGCTTGAAGACTAATTCCACCTGCGCCTGCAAAGTTTAGAGTAGGTGTTGTCACATTGTTTGAAAAACCATACAGGCTATTTCCACCTACAGTATTAATTTGATTGAAGCCCTTTGAATAGATATACATCTGATTTGTACCAGCGCCTTGAACAAAACCGATACCGCCACCTTGACTGAGCGTAAATGTATTATAGGGTGAAGTCGCCGTAAAGGTTCCAGCGTCCGTGACAATTTGATTGAAGCTCGGATTGTAACCGAGTGTGCTAGGAATCGCCCAGTAGGTTCCACCTGCACCATCTGCAGTGAGTACAGTCATTGCAGGAACTGCCATATTTGTCGAGGTCCTCGCATATACCCTACGAAGGGTTATTTCATCTGTGTCATATGTTCGCTTATGCATTCCCTACTCTAAGGCATATTTTGAACTGAGACAAATACGGAGTTTGTAGAACCAAAGAAAACAGTTGCATTTGAATTTAGAAATCCTTGTGTTGTATTCAGTGTTACAGCATTCGGAAGATAGTGTCCTAGCACAAGTGGTACATTTGGATAGAAACTCTGCAGTACAGAACCAGGAATACTCATTTTGATAGTCGGTGAAAAGTAGTTACTTATACCTCCATAGAGGCCACCCGCAGTTCCACTGTTATAGTTTGTAGGAAAGAACATTGTCTGAAACATCTGACTGCTCAGATAATTACTATTGCCAGTTACTCCACTCTGAAGAAAACTTGACATGTAAATTGGCACAGGAGTTTGAGGAAGCGCAAGTGGACTAAACATAAAATTTCCAAGAACTTCAATATTTACTGTAGCTTTTGATGTAATTAAAGAAGAAAAAGAATCAAGTTGTAGATTTGCTGTTGTAAAGGCGATTGGTTGTGTTCCTGCGGTCCATTGAGGTGCCAAATTTCCATTTGAACCTTTATAAATTAATGTTGACTGAAGAAAGGAACTCAGATAAACTAAACTTCCTAAACTACTTACAGTGAGTGTATTTCCAGAACCTTGAAGATAAAGTGTATTCGCATTTACAACAAAAAAACTCTGTTTTAATGCAATCACCGAACTCTGTAATTGTGAAGAGGAAATATATCCAGCCGTTCCAAGACCATTGAGCGTACTTGTTAGAGGTGAATCAAATAAAGTGGTATTGGCTGTTACGGTAACTGTACCTGTGCCAACAGTTGGATTTATTGTGATTCCCGCGCCCGCAACTAGTTGAGAAACACCTGCTGTTGTACTAGGTCCTGAAGCAAGGGCTCCATTAAAGAGTAGTTTTCCACCACTCACATACAATAGACTTGGTAGACCTGCATTTACATTTGGTGGCACAGTTATATCTAAAAATGTAATGGATGATGTATTAATTGTTCCTGTGCTAACATATCGCGTATTAAAGCTAGATAAATACCCCAATGTACCCAACCCAATTAGACTACTTGTTACTTGAGTATCAAGAAATGGTGTACTGAGTAAGCCTGTTAAATTTGCTGTACTCACAAGATTTGTCAAATTGGCTGTACTCACAAGATTTGTCAAGTTGGCTGTACTGATTAAATTTACTAAATTAGCCGTACTGATGAGTCTTGTTAAATTAGCTGTACTCACAAGCCCAACTAGATTCTGTGTACTTACAAGTCCACTCAGATTTGGACTGCTCACCAAGTCAGTTAGATTTGCCGTGCTTACTAAATCTGCTAGATTAGCACTGCTAATAAGTCCACTTAGATTTGCTGTGCTGATAAGACTAACTAGATTAGCAGTACTTACAAGTCCAGCAATATTTACTGTAGAGAGATATCCAACTGTGCCGAGCCCAATTACTGTTGATGTCAAATTTCCTTTACTTACATCTCCTGTAATGGAGGCTCCATTGACTTGAAAGATACCATTAGTCACAGCAACAAGTTGTTTTACACCTGTTACTGTATCCATAAAATTAACACTTGATACTCCAATTACACCTGTACTTAACGAACGACTATTCAGACTACTAAGATATCCTGGAGTTGTACCTAGGTTTATAATAGTATCTCCAATACTTGTACTGAGTGTTGAAATGTTTCCATTAATATAGTAAAAGGTTCCAACAGAAAGTGTAGAATAAAAAGTTGCTGTACCATTTACTGTGAAACTACTTATAGCTCCACTGCCTTGCGAATTTATTATATCTTGAATATATCCAAATAGATTTGATGATGTGCTAAATAGATTATTTGCCGAAATATAAGAAGGATTGTAAATAAGATTTGAAAAACTATTTAATTGTGCAGTACTAACATATCCAGCTGTGCCAAGTCCTATTACAGTACTATAAAGACTTGTAGTGCTCACATAGCCGTTTGTACCAAGTCCGTTTACAGCTGCAGTCAGTGTGGCACTACTTACATATCCAGCTGTTCCAAGCCCAGCCACTGTACTATACAGGCTCAGACTGCTCACATATCCATACGTTCCAAGGCCTTGAAGACTACTGGCAAGTTGAACAATACTTAGACCTGAGCCAACTACAGGGGCTCCATCAACATAGAGTCCACCATTTGTAATTGTAATATTATGACGATAAGGATTATTAGTAGGTGTTGTATCCAACATCCGTATATTTGAAATGCTTACGGTACTCATGTACCACGCCATACTTTCCCATTGAAGGCCACCAATTCCATCCGCCGTGAGAAACCAATTTGTACTGATTGGAATATTTGTGTTAGGATCAAGTGCAAAAAGTGACCGGAGCACTGTTAAATCCATGTCATATCCTTTTTTGTTATACAAGCGAGGATCCATCGCGCTACTACCTTCTACTAAGAATCACTCCATCATTCAGAAGCGCCGCGAGATGACTGGCAACGGTGGTCTATTACAACTCGTCGCAGTTGGAAAACAAGATGTTTTCTTGACAGGAAACCCTCAGATTACATGGTTTAAGTTTGTTTATCGTCGTCATACGAATTTTGCTGTTGAAGCCGTTGAAATGTATTCAGACAATGAAGTTGATTTTGGAAAAAAGATAAGCTGGCTTGTTCCTCGGAGTGGAGATTTACTTGGACCCTGTATTTTAGAGATTACACTTCCTACACTCCATCTTTCCACTACGGATGAGGCCGTTGCCTATGTAAATTCTATTGGTCATGCTCTCATTCAAGAAATCACAGTTACCATTGGTGAACAGGAGATTGACCGCCAGACTGGAGAATGGATGGAGATCTGGTCAAATCTCACTACAACTGAATCACAGAAGTTTGGATTCTGGGATATGATTGGCAAAGTTGACGGATACTCTCAACCTACACTTATTGGACCACTCAAACTCTATGTACCCCTTCAGTTCTGGTTCTGTAAGAATCCCGGTCTCTATCTTCCATTGCTAGCTTTACAATATCATCCTGTCCGGATTAATATTACATTTAGACCTCTACAACAGTGCTTCTGGACACCAAATGTTATTACAGACTGTACAGATATCACTGTAAAGCCTGCACATATAACTGAGTGTACAATGTGGGGTGATTTTGTCTATCTTGATGTGGATGAGCGTAGGCGTTTTGTAAGTACAGCACATGAATATCTAATTGAACAGGTTCAGTATACATCAAAAATTTCAATTCCTCCCAGCTCACAGTCAATTCCTGTACCCATTGAGTTTAATCATCCTGTTCGTGAATTTATCTGGGTACTTCAACGCCAACAGGTTATTGATAATAAGGAGTGGTTTAACTTCAGTAGTCTAAGTGTCAATGAAACGGGAATCCGTACAGACATTCTATCAAATGCTGTTCTCCAGCTGGACGGATTTGACCGTTTCCAAGTTCGCGATGCCACCTATTTCCGCCTTGTTCAACCGTGGCAACGCCATACAACTATTCCATCCGATGACTACATCTACTGCTATAGTATTGCTCTTCGTCCTGAGGAACTACAGCCAAGTGGCTCAATGAATGCTAGTCGTATTGACAGTATTGTACTTCAAATCATGACCAATCAGACAACAGTTCCCGCTTTGGGTAACTGCACCGTTCGGGTCTATGCTACGAATCACAATGTTCTGCGTGTTGTGGATGGATTCGGCGGAGTACTCTTCACAATTTAAGGTATCTATAAAATTGAAACAATTATCTGCCTTCATTGAATGATAACAGATAATGGAGCATGATTCAATCACACAGCAAAGAGTTCGACGGATTGGCCGTAAACTGATTCAGGACTATTCATTTGAGCGATGGTGGATTCCAAAGGCGAGTGAATCCTTTGAGAAAGACTGTGATTGGACTGAGCCTGAGGTTATGTATGATGAATTTGAGGACCTATGGCTTCTGTTCTGGAAACATGGATTTGCCCTACAGAACTTTGAACTCTATCCGCAATCAAACGGAACTTTCGTTTTAACAAATTTCAGCGAGTTTGGATTCCGAATGACATCAGGTCCCGTCTCCATTTGTCTACCCGACCCCACACAGAACCTTTGTGATTTCTTCAAGGCGCCATGCTTTCCATCTGAATTCTTGACTCATCTCCGAGCCAAGGGATTTGAAGTGCCTACGGATTGTTTGCCTAGCACAAAGACGGATACAGATTAGTAGGGATGTCTTTCCTAGGTTCATTTGACCATACATCCGCGAAGTCATGGGGAGGGTCACAAATCTCGCCGACTCTCTTCACTTTTATTACAATTATTGGTGGGTTTTTTGCACTCGACCATATTCTTTTACGGTCACCGCGCACGGCGGCACTCAAAGTGATGGTCAATCTACTGGGCCTCGGATTCTGGTGGATTTATGACATTGTCCAGACCTTTGCCGAATGGGATTCTATAGAAAAATACGGTCTCTCTGTTCCGTATTTTGGGCGACCTGGTCTTGGTGCGGGAATTTTCACGGGTGGTGCGTCAAGTCCAGCACCCGATACTGTGCCAAGTCCATTTTTCTTTCTTCTCTATGTTGGATTCCTGGGCCTCCCCTTTGGACTCAGTCATTTCGCAGCAGGTGATTTTATGGGTGGACTCGTGATGTTATTATTTACATTGAGTGGTATACTTTCTGTCTTTTCATTCTTATGGATAGCCTATTCTGGACTCTATCTGCTCTATGATACAAAGTCGCTCTTTGTTGATGGAACACCTCGATTCTTCCCTTCAACTATCTACATGAATCAAACAGGTGCCGCTGGAAATGTCATGACACCGACAGCATTTGAAAAGATGAAATCTGAACAGACTCTCTTCAGTATTGTTACGGGACCTTTCGCTCCTTTCTTAGGACCCATTCGCGCAGCACTTGGCCTTGTCGTAGATACAAAGTGCGCCGTTGAAAAGGTGATTCCGCCTGTGATTGATGCCGTACAAAAAACAATTCCACCGGCCGTGGCCGCTATAAAGAGCACGGCGGCACTGGCTGCAAAAGCACCTGAACTTGCTGCAACGGCAAGCTCAATTTCGGCATTTACGGACCCCGCAAAACTCAGAGCTGCTGCTGGTCAAACAGGTGGGGCCTTAGAAGCTGCTGGCAATCTAAGTTCCTATGTATTCTTTGGCACGGCACTTGTTGTTCTGGTAGGTGCTCTTGGCCTCACATGGGCGCGATTTACACCGTCAAATAAATCCTCCAAACAAGCAAACGATGTCCCACCCGACGTACACAATGACACCCCTCCCGGATCATAAGTATTTCGAGGCCCTTATCGCCCGTGGAAAGGATGAGCGAATTAAGGTAATGCCGAAATATGTGGTCGTTTATTTCACTGCGGAATGGTGCGGGTATTGCCGTGACCTTGACCTCAAGAAGATAACTGACACTTTTCCCGTGGTCACTTTCTTCAAGTGTGACATTGACCAGAATAAGTATACACCTGGCTACTGCCAAGTCTCAAAGATTCCGACCTTTATCTCAATTCAGGACACTGAATTCCTAGATAAGATAACCAGTGCTGATACGGGAAAAGTGATGAACTGGATTAACTCTGTCTTTATTAAGTAAATGGCGCTTGACTATGCCATTGTGGGTGGAGGTATTGCGGGTCTCTATGTAGCTCGCGAACTTGCCAAACGCAATCCAAAAGCGAAGATCTCAGTGTTTGAAAAATACAGAGTTCTTGGAGGTAGAGTCTTGACATTTCACGACAAGAATCTACAATGGGAGGAGGGAGCAGGTCGTATTCATGAGAGTCATACAATCACACGCGGACTCCTTAAAGAGTATGGGCTCCATGAGATACCTATCTCAGACGAATCAGCTTGGGTAAAAACCTATGGCTCCCCTCTACTGCGCAATCCATTTGAAGACAGCTTGAGGACATGGCTTCCACTTGTAAAAATACTGCCTCAGGAAATTCTTGCGACTCATACACTCTACGAAGTTCTCGAAGGTATTTTTGGATCTTCAAAGGCCAAGGCCTTCACGGACCCTTTCCCGTATCGCGCAGAACTCTGTACACTACGCGCTGATTTGGCGCTCAATAGTTTTACACATGAAATGGGCGCTCACCAGAAGTTCTCTATATGCAAGGAGGGACTCGACACTCTAATTGGTGCCTTAGCAAAGGAGTGCAAATCAAGAGGTGTTACACTCCATACGCATTACACATTGGAGAATCTGGCTCCTGAACATGATGGAACAATAAGCCTCTGGTTCAGCACAGGCAGTCCAAGTTTGCGTGATACACGCAAAATTGAAACTATTACAGCCCATTCTGTACTCTGCGCTCTTCACGCGGATGCGCTTCGAAAAATCCCAATTTTCAAGCCACTTCCCCTATTAAGCTACGTAAAGATGGAACCACTCCATCGCATCTATGCAGTCTTTCCTCCTGGAGCAAATGGCAAAGTCTGGTGTGAAGATATTCCTAAGTTTGTCACACAGACACGACTTCGCTATTTTATTCCTATTCGGCCCGACAAAGGTATTGTAATGATCTCCTATACAGATGCTGGCGATTCAATTGTCTGGACAAATATTGCCAAGGGTACGAAACCGATTGCGGAGCAGGTCCTAGGAAAAATACTCACCGATGAATGTCGTAAACTCTTTCCAGATAGAGAGATTCCCTATCCGACGACTGTCAAGTCGCACCCATGGGAATCAGGTGCTACCTACTGGACACCCGGCCTCTATGACCCGTATAAAGTTAGTAAAGAGAGTCTTCGGCCATATAATGACTTACCAAATCTCTATATCTGTGGTGAAAGTTTCTCTATGAAACAGGCATGGATTGAAGGAGCACTTGAAAATACCCGTGCTCTACTTAGAATCATATGAACACTCATATTGTCTTATCGCTTTTCCACATTTTTTTTGTGGTGCCCTTTTTTCTCTATGTCGGCCTTCAACGGTCTGCTACGCCAAATGAAATCTTTACAACTCTTTTAGTTCTCGGTATTGTGCTCACACTCTATCATGGCTACAAGGCGTATGTTCGTTTTGTCAATGCATCCCCCTTCATGTATGTGAACCTTATTCACGCACTGCTTATTGGACCGCTTTTGATTATGATTGGTCTAAAAGGAAAAAATACAGAGACCCCGTATTATGAACTGCTACTCATGCTCACCTTTGCAGCAGGTGGCTACCATCTCTACAGTCTTGTACAACAGATGAACAATCTGAGAGATGATTAACCAACGGTAAGGACTTCATCTAGATGAGGAATAGTAATCCCCTGGATACTGTCAAGGCACTTGCCTGCATGATAGTAAAACGCAGTGCTGCTCTTGAAAGTCTTTTGACACTCGGTACATGTAATTTCATTGCCTGTACCGTCCTTCATATCATCTAAGTAATTACGACAGTGCTTCCGAGTAAAGTGAATAATACGATTCGCAAAACTCTGAGACTCAAATTCACAGCAGGGACACTGATACTTTTCAACTTGGTCATTATCTACATGGCGTGCACGCGTATGTAAATCTAGAATCTGCTTCTGTGAGAATCGTCGGTCACATACATCACAGACAAAGGGCAGTTCACCCGAATGCTTGGCCTTATAGTGCATATGCATCGTACTCTGCTTTGTAGTTGTCTTATCGCAGAATTTACAGATATAGTCACCCTCCTTATTCTTGAAATATTCGAAACGCTCCTTGGACATAGTGTATTTGTAGTGTTGTTTGAGTGGGCTTGAAGTTTCAAATTTTTACATTGCTTTACTACTTTAAGGCTATCACAATAAACTATCAGCGAATGAGTGTTACTATACTAACACTTGTAATTGGCGAAGACTATCGTACGGGTCTTGCTGAGGCCCTCCAATCAAAGGTTGACTATGCGAAGAAACATGGATATACATACATTCAGGGTGGAGAAGAGTCTTGGGACCGTGAGCGACCAATTCCGTGGTCAAAGATACCGTTTGTTCTTGCGGTTATGAAGGGCCTTCCTGAAGGGGCACTTCTCTGGTTATCGGATGCGGATGTTTTTATTACCAATCCGACCATTCGACTTGAGGACTGTATGATTCCACTACTTCCTGCAAATAAGGATTTATTAATGACACTCGATGCATGTGGTCATATTAATTCTGGCAATATTCTCTTCCGAAACACGGCATGGATGCGTGCTTTCTGGGAGAAGGTGTGGCAGAGAACAGATTATTTGTATCATGTTTGGTGGGAGAATGCAGCGATGATTAAGGTACTTGATGAAAATTTGGATGACTTTGAAAAAACGGAGATTACGGGGCACCATAAGAAGTTTAATGCGTTTCTTCGAGGACTTGAGGGGCAGCCACTTTGGGAACAGGGTGACTTCTTGGTGCATTTTGCGGGTGTCTATGACCCGAAAGAGATTAGTGGCCTAATTTTACAGATTCGTAATGGGCAGACACCCCGACTCCAAATGTAATCCTGCATAGACTCGATTCGCCTTCTGCTTCGCAGAAATATAGAGTCTTAGTAGAAATGGTTAATAAGGAAATCACGCTTCAGCCTGGAGATACGCTTACGGTAACATGTGGCGGAGAGGGTGCTGCTAATAATGCTATCATGAAGGCCGAAGGTAATATGAGTTTTGTTGAGGGTGGCAAGCGTAATCGCAAGGGGGTCAATAAGACGCGTAAGATGGAGGGTGGAAAGCGCAAGCTGAGTGGCTACATGAAGTTTGCTAATAAGGTGCGTCCTCAACTCATGAAGGAGAATCCTGGCATGCCGATTCCTAAACTCGGCAGCGCAATTGGTGCAAAGTGGCGTGCGCTTTCGGATGCTGAGAAGAAGAGCTATGCGTAAAAGCCACTGCGTAGTTTTTTTTGTAAGTTCTAAATATAGAATGGACGCTTCTAAGAAGACTCTACTTGCTGGCGGTGGTCGTACACGCAAGAACCGTAATCGCATGGAGGGTGGTGCCAAGATGGCCACGGGCTCCAAGGCCCAGGTGTGGCACGGCACGGCCCGCCACACGTCCGGCGGCCTGACCAAGAAGGACCTGATGCGTCACAAGGGCAAGATTGTGAGCCGCCGCAAGCATGCCGCTGGCCTGAAGGCGATCCGCAAGCTGCGTAAGTTAGGCTATGTCGCCAAGAAGGGCACATTCAAGCTTTTCAAGAAGCAGCGTGGTGGCACTATCCCGTGCGAGGATTGGGAGGCGCAGGGCTTTGCGAGCAAGCGGGACTGTTTGGAAGCGCAGTAAATAAATTTCATTATTAAATCTCTATACTGAACTAAATCTTTTGGTTAAGTATAGAATACAATGAATATCACCATGACTCTATTCACCACGCTGCTGTTCGTTCTCCTGACGCCTGGCATGCTTCTGCGCATCCCCCCTGGAGGCTCTAAGCTTACGGTTGCGCTCGTCCACGGCCTTATCTTTGCCCTGCTCTATCACTTCACGCACAAGATGGTGTGGCGCTGGTCAATGGGCTATGAGGGCTTTGAGGGATGCAAGAAGTGCGTAGATAAGAAGTGCAAGGATATGGGTGCCAATGATGCGGCCTGCTAATCCTCTGACCCTTCAAGCTGTGAAGTACACCATTTGAGCATTTCACATACATCTTCGACGCCGATTTCAGTACCCCGTACTTCAAGTCCAGCCGCATCGTACCATTTAACGTATCGATTCGGACAGACCACAAGCCCAGCCCTCTTCTCTCGAAAGTCTTCTAGACTATCAAGCACAGCCATGCCCTGTAATGTAGCCTGTGCCGCAAACCAATCTTTGTATTTCAAGGGAGCGAGTGCTGGACTCAGAAATGTATAATAGGTATCGCGAATACTCGGTAGTCCACTACCATAACAGACCCAGTGAACTGTCTCAAACCGTTTTAAAAGAACTCCAGGCACCTCTGAGCCGACCCAGAGGACTGAAATCGGTTTGCCAGCATTCTGCAAATAGGAGGCAAAGAGTGAATAATCAATATTTCCTCGGATTCGGATAACAAAATCCCAGTTCTCTTGATAAATTCGTAGCCGTTGTCCTGATTTCAAGTCCTCTGTAAGAACCAGACAACGTCTACCACGAAAGAGAAGTTCTTGTTGAATTCGTAGGAATACCTGAATTGCTTCGCTGAGACCTCCCGCTACGAAGATGCGCTTGGGTTCGACCGTCCATTCAAATGCCTCCAGATGGACGGACATTTTCCTTACTAAAACAGAAGAGTCATTCAATGCTATTTGAACGCGCAACCATTACTACGGTACTTATTCTGGCGGTCGCAGGTCTTCTACTTGACTTACCATGGTTGACTATCAGTTCCAAGTGGTCGGGTGATATGATTCGTGACATACAAGGCTCAGCCTTAGTGCTCAATCCTGTTCCTGCCATAGTCGTCTATCTAGCTCTTGGATTCCTCGCAACCATTCCTACAAGTCCCGTCGAGTCTTTTGGACTCGGTGCGGCAACCTATGCTGTCTATGATTTTACAAATCTGGCTACGCTGAAAAAATATCAGCCACTGTTTGCACTGGCGGATACATTTTGGGGAGGCGTACTCTTTACATTATTATTTTACGTAAGGTCCTTCTTCTCAATCTGAACTTCAACGGTGCGAAGTTCAAGGACTGACTTACGACGCTCAGGGGCAGGAGTTACAATAGAATTTCTACGCGGCTCGGCTGGGGCCTCAATAACAGAATTTCTACGCGGCTCGGCTACTTTAGAAGGTCTGCGCTCCACAACGGCAACAGTTGAGACTCTACGCTCTGGAATAGCTGATGCGCGGCGCTCAGCTACAGCCTGAGCAGCAGGCGGCGATCTCCTTAAAATGACTCCAACTGCTCCACAGCATACAATGACAACAAGTATTCCAAAGATAGATGAAAATGCGATGGCTGCAATGACACCTTTTGACATTGGAGCGTTCTCATAGATAATTGTCACATTCATTGATGGTGACCCAGTTACAGATGGCGTAAGACTTATTGACCCTGTAGGTGTAATTGAATGAGATGGTGTCATTGAACTGCTTGGCGTAGGAGTAGGAGTTATTGATGATGTAAATGATATAGTCGGTGTTTGACTCGGTGTAGGTGTAGATGTTAATGTACTTGTCTCCGTTGTTGAAGTAGTTACCGATGCACTTGCAGAGCCACTTCCACTTGGTGTAGGTACTGAACTTACTGAGACACTAGCAGAGCCACTTCCACTTGGTGTAGGTACTGAACTTACTGAGACACTAGCAGAGCCACTTGCACTCGATGTAGGTAGTGCACTGAGTGAGGCAGTCGCCGAGCCATTCGCACTCATACTTGCTAATGCACTCGTTGTAGCAGAGCCTGTAAGGGATGCTGTGCTTGTTGTACTTGGTGTAGCTGCAACAGGCACAAGTGCAATATGATAACTCATATGGGCACAGTTACAGCCAAAATTTGGCTGACCAGTCAGTTCAACACTATTTACATAAGTTCCAATATAGGTGATTCTCTGAGTTCCCATGCCATAGTTGACAATGTTATTCCAGATTGTTCCACCATTTACAGCAAGATTCATTTGAACACCATTTCCACAGTTCTCAAGGGCCTGAAGTGTAACCACTATCTTCATGTAGAAGGCAACAGGATACGGATTCGTCCAAATTACACTCGGTTTTACAGATCCACAACTCGGTGTATTGCAGTTCATTCCGTCGTTGGGCATAAGTTCATAATTGCTTACCCATCCATTACAGGAAGGATTATAGAGCCACGCTTGTTGAATTGTGCCATCTGAGGGAATCCCATAACGACCTGCAAGAGTATAGGTAGGGTATCCATTTCCTGTATAGAATCCATAGGTCCACCCATTATTTCCCTGCACGCCATTATAGTCATTAATTGAATCAAAATAGTACGCAGGCACATTAGAGGGTGTGGGCGAATTGCTCGGTGTTCCTGTGCGTGTTGCGCTTGGAGTGTTAGTTGCACTTCCAGACGCACTCGCAGTGGCTGTACCTGCAGGGGCCGACGGGCCAAGTTGGCAATAGAGCGCAACCGTTGTTGAAAACTGACCAGCATTAATCGTGCATCCATAGCCGGGTCCTTTGAGGTAGCATGTGTCAGAATTTGCAATATCCCATGCAGCCATCGTATTACAGATGGCAGCCGAATTTGCAGTTACATACGCACAGTCGGGAATACCAAGTCCTGAAGGTGGGGAATTTGTATTTCCTTCTATAACTGAACTCAAAGAAGTACAACTCGATGCAGTGGCCACGGCGACTAAAGAAAAAATGGAGACTAAACGCGCCATCATTTTTCTACTGGGCCTTTTTATTTTCCCGTTGAGCCAAAGCCGCCCTCTCCACGCTTTGTCTCAGGTAGACTATCAACAAGAACCACCTCCTTAATCCAACCAAGGTCAGGAGCAACAATCTGGAAGAGACGCGTACCCTCCTCCACGACCGAGGGCGCCTGTGTCATGAAATTCTTCACAGGGGCCTTGATAGGACCACGGTAGGACTTATCAATAATACCCTCGGAGTTCGCCATGAAGAGATTTGTCTTGCAGATACTTGACCGCGGTACAAGGCGATAGTGAACCTCCTCTTCAATCTGAAGCCCGTGAGTGTAGTGCGTCGTTGAATGTGAGGTCGATGGCTCGGCACTCAGAATGCGAAGCATACGCGCTCGGACGCCCTGATTCAAGAAAACAACTGCATGGCTATATGCGGCTATCTGTGTGGTTTCACAGTACAAATCATATCCAGCATTTTCATCATCGCGATTCTTATCCGTCTTGTAGTACTTTGTTGCCCAAGGTTCTACAAGAAGTTCCAAACGATAATGCATATTTCTTATATATAGTACAGCCATAATAATGCCTCAAATTTTACGACAGGGTTTCAACCACCTTCATCACCTCCTGAGCAGAAGGTGTCCAAAAAGATTGAATTGCTTCTTGATTTATACGCCATGCCTGGGCCATTGAATCCCAGCACGCTTCTCTACGCGCATTGTATTCGTCAAGTGACATACTATTAATTTTCTGAATAAGCTTTTCGGTGCTACTGTAATCATCAATATCTATAAAAGAGTCGCGAGGAAATGTATAATAAATGCTTCGATTATCACTGTAGATGGGTAGTGTATTTGTAAATATTGGATCCCATAGTTGTTCAGTGATATAATACGGTTGTATACAGTTTTCAAGGGCAAGGTTATAGTCATATTTACTAAGAATTTCAGCCTTTGTACCCTGGCAATCGCCATCATGATTATTACCTTTTGCAATTACTCCTGGCCAACCCTTTCCGTAGATATCACAGACATTTCTTTGGTAACAATCAAGGGCATAGTTTACTCTCATAGTTGTATCACGTGCGTATGACTTTGGGTATGTGATAAGAGCAACCATTTTTACAAGATTATCCTTGCAACGATAGACTTCGCGATTCAGTGGTTTGAGTGGCAACTTAGTATGTTGTTGAAAGAGGATAGTTCCGTTATTAAAAAGAGCATTTTTATTCCAGATATTAAAAATATACATGGGAATTCCATATAGATTGAGTTTTTTTTCAGTGTGTGTAGAATAATACGGCTCCATTGTCCAGAGAATACAAGCCTTTGGCAAGGGGCGATGATTTTGAAGTCTATCTTCAAGTGCCTGTTTCAAAGTAAATTCATTATTTGAAACAATTACATTTGCTTCAGAATGGCTCTTTACAAAGGTGAGCTGAGCAGGTAAAGGTGATTCATCTGGGTCCCAGACTGTATTTTTTGTTTTACAGAGAACGTGGAACTTGAGTCCACTCATCTACAGGATAAGGGAAATTTGGTTTAACCTGTCTAAATAAAAGGATTGTGCGCCCACTGTAAAAGTGCCTGCCGTTGTACAGGCCTGCACGTGAGATCACCCGGCTTACAATTTGCCCGAATTTGCCCTGCATGCCGCGTGAACGCACGCCAGCGCTTGATTTGAATCTCATCAAGCTCAGGAAGTCGTCGCCCCATCCAATACCGACAGTACCATTGAAACCATCCGCGTTCATCCGGATTTTTTGCGTGGCTTGACAGGGTACCAAAGCGTTTATCCTTTCCACCACCTGGTACCCATCCTGCTTTGCGCCAAGCGCCAAGTGGCTGTCGTGACCCTACACCAAAGGCATTGACCGAAATATCTGCACTTTCGGGACGAAGTTTATCGAGTGCAATCGCACCTGCGTACCATTCGGAAGGAAATTCACCGATACAGTCATTCAGATATTTCCCTTCAAATACACCTGCCGCTAACATCTCTCCAGGTGTTGCATAGGGCTTGAAGGCCATGGCGGTTCCAGGAGCCTCGTCGAGTACATATGAATATCCCTTCACCATTTTATTTCTCCCATGAATTGTATCACCCTTTTTGAAGTCTGCTAGTGGGCGGCCCTTTTTCTCAAGATCCGCAAGCATAGTATCAATGCCCATCTCTATTTTATCTTTTTATAATAGAATGGTTAAGATAAAACTAGAAAATATTTTTGTAATCAATCTCGATTCATCAAAAAAGAGACTTCAAAAATTCAAGATGCAAGCCGATTCTATTCAAATGCCGTATAAACGATGGCCAGCTATTGATGGGCGGAAACTAACCTTCGATGACTTTCGTAAAATGGGTGCCTCACATTGGGCTCTCAATACATTTACAAAAAAAAGAAAGGGGGAACTTGGTTGCTATTTTTCACACCTATCACTCTGGCAGCATATTCAACCCGCAAAGAAAAACTCTGGAGTTCTGATTTTTGAAGATGATGTTAGACTTTCTGAAACATTTGAAACTGACATTACTAAAGTACTAGACTCTATTCCTGAAGATTGGGATATTGTCTGTCTTGGATTTGAAAGTTCTAGTTTCTTTACAAAGCCGAATGGATTTATAAGAAAACTGAAAGATTTTTGGGGATGTCATGCCTATATTGTAAGAAATTCCTCTCTTCCTAAATTACTACCATATGTTACAATTGCAGGTGAACCAATTGATACGATCTTGCAAGATCTAGGATCTCGTCATATTATCAATATATATTCGCCTGAAAAAGCAATTGCCTTTCCAGGAGATCAGCCAAGTACAATAGTACCGCAATAAAATTTGATATCACCCTCACAATAGAATAAAAGTATAAAATGCAATA